GCCACCTTCATGTCCGCCATTGATGCGAACCTGCGACCAGCGTCTACAAGCGTTCCTAGAAGGTTATACAGCGTGGCAGAAGGTTCCTTGAAAGGCAGCGGCATAAGAGATGCCTGCAACGTCTGACCAACCACATCAATGTCACGAAACTCACCGGGCTGTAGTGGGCTGTCTTCATCACGAATACGCGCACCACGGGCCTTAAAGCCAGCGGGTAAGTTAGCCAACGTACCCGCATCAATTAACTGACGCAGAATGGACGTTGACGCCATAGCCAAGCCGCCAATCATATGTGTTAAACCCAAGCCATAAAAACCCAGACCCGGCAGGAATTTGTAATGCACAAAGAATTGTTCGGCTCTCTTCATTGGGTCCGCTTCAGCGTAATTACGACGAACTGATAGTATCTCATCGGAATCAACCAAGATGGTCACAATGTACGGCAGTTTAAGGCCAGTGGGTTCGCCATCCATGCCAAGGTCTTCAAAGCCCTCAATGTCCAAAGACGTATGAATTTCATAAAGGGTTAAATCAGTAGATGAATTTGACGGGTGAACGCCCTGCACATCATCAATGGATTCTCTAATCTCATTAATCTTATCGCCTTCGTACCCATCGGTGGGAACGTCGATGTCAATGTAGAAACCATTTAGTTGCAGCTTGCGGACCTCGTTTGAATCCATGTTAATGCGCTGCGTAATGCGGGGCGAAGATGCCAAGTCAGTTGCGCCATACGGAACAATTAAATCTTCGGCGTGAACAAAGCTACTAACAGCCCGTTGCTTCAAAGGATCACGATAAACCTTTTTAAACGTTGAACCAACAACAGGAAGATAGAACAGCATTTGATCCAACTCTGGATCGTACTCTTCCATCTCGTATGTAATCATATAATTCATATAATCTTTAACGCGCTCGGCCTGCTTGACCAGTTCACCATTTTGAACGCCAATAATCTGCGTTCTAATAGGACCATTGGCGGGTAAAAGCTCGCGGTAGGCTTGTGCTTGGAATTGGGTAACACTTTCAGCCAGCAATGGATGAATGACGCCAGAGGAGCCTGCAAACGGCTCTGTGCGCTCCTCAGTCTTCATTCCCAAGAACTCTAAGCCCTGCTTGTATGTATCTTCCCATTCTTGGCGGGAGGATAGATCATCCTCAATGTCACCAACCAAGTCAGACGCAATGCGTCCTAGAATTGAATCATCAATAACTTCAGCCAAATTGCCATCAAACGGCAATGGTGGCATCACTTCTTCTTCTTCTGAATACTCACCCACAATGGCACTGCCATCGTCAAATTCAAAAAGGCCGGGGTCTTGAGCTAGTTCGGTAAGCTCAGTCATAATTCCGCTTTCAGGAGCGATAGGCATTTCAGGTATACCGCCCGGTCCTGCCTCACGATCTATAAATGCCATGTTATTCTCCTGTCGTAGTGTTGAGGCAGAAAAGCTCTACCAGCGGAAGTGTGGGAACCGGGAGCCATTGATACAGTTCGTCGGGAGGAACGCGATGCACCAATTTAATCCGCCTCAACCTCTTCAGTTATTACAGCCCCGCAAGTGGGGCAAGTAACAGCAAATTCTTCTGATTCATCTTCATCTTCATCTTCAACATCCTCAATCACAACGTCCTCTTCAGGATTAATAAAATAATCCTCGTATGGCAAATCAACGTCTATTGTGATTCTGGGCATTATTTCACGCCAATGAATTTTGTACCGCGCAACGCTGCACCGCCACCGCGAGAAAACCCTGTGTGATCTTCTGCAAACGAGGCTTCTACAGCTTGGGGATAATGCTCCTGCATAACGCCATTAACCTCAACGCTACCGCCTTTAGCAAAAAAACCCATATTATTCCGAACACCTTTTGGTAGTTTGGATAGACCTTTGTTGCTGGAAGGGACTGCTTTTAGTTTCTTGCCCATTAGTTAACTCCTTTAAATGAGCCACCACGGCCCTTCATTACAACGCCGCCGTGTTTCAGACCTTTTGGTGGGCGCTTAATAGCGTCTTCTATTGAGTCCGCAAATACTCTTGCTGAAGTACGTCCAGAAGCTATATACTCTTCACGAGTAATATCTCCGCTTTCATATTTTTTTCTAAAAGCATTATTTATAGCTTTTTCTATATCAGTATATCCACCACCAGCGGCAAGCCTAGCTTTTTTCTCAGCGTCTGATTGAAAAAACTGAGCGCCAGTTCTTGTCTTTGTAGTTTTATTAACCTTTTTAGTTTTTTTAGCCATAACAATCTCCTAGTAATACTCTCGACGTGTCTTGTGACTGTATTCATCTTCATCATTATAGTCTGTGCGAGTCGTAATAAAACCACCCTGTCTAAATCGCAGTATAGCCTGTGTCATGCTATCCGCCAAGTCATCATGTTCGCCATTGGGAAAAGCAGCACACTCTTCCATAACTTCATCAGCGAATTTAGTGTCAGGACACCAAACAATACCGCTCTCAAATACAGGCGCACACGCATGCATGCGCGTGAACTTATCAGCGCCACGGCTAGGAGTAAACGGCGTCACAGGTATTCCCATGCGCTGTAATTCCTGTGTCAGCGGCATTCCTGACCCCTTTTGCTCAATTAATACCATATCAGGCTCATATAAACCATACATTTCATTGGCCTGCTCTTTTAGTTCAGGAAACTCCCAACGTCCCTTAACCGCATCCAATAAAATAATACTGTCCGTATCGCTTTCCTCATCCAGAAAAATACCCCAAGTCGTAATCGCGCTGTAGTCAGCACGGTCGCTTTTACTAAATGCAGTATCGTAACTCTGAATAATATAGCTACATGGAGGCGGATCGTCCTTCTCCCACGTATTCCACCACTCGCGCTTGATTATAGCGCCCTCTTCAGCAGTGGGGTTCTGCATGTACTGAGCGTTCCACTTGGCTACTGGAATAGACGCCTTAACGCCCTCAAGCTCATCTAAGCTCCAATACTCAGGCCACAGCGGATCACCAGAGGGCATAATGGCAGGAAACTCAACAATGTCCCACTGATCCGCGTTCTTCTCGCCCTGCTTGGATAAAACTTTGGCCGTTAAATCACGAATAGACCAACGGGTCATAACAATGATAATCGCGCCGCCCGGTTGTAAACGCTGGCGAGGTCCAGACGTATACCACTCGTAAATATTATCTAATGCCGTAACGCTTAACGCATCCTGTTCGGAAACAGGATCATCAATAATAGCCAAGTCTGCACCACGACCAGCAAGAGCGCCCCCAACGCCAACAGCATAATATTCACCGCCACCGTTCGTACTCCATCTACCACTAGCCTTTGCGTCCGTTGCCAAGCTGACGTTGGGAAATACATCTCTGAAATCATCACTATCAATTAAGTTTTTAATCTTCCTACCAAAGCCAACCGCAAGTTCCGCCGTGTGCGTTGCCTGAATGATCTTCTTTGTAGGATCACGACCCATTAACCAAGTCGGAAATAAATAACTAGCAAACTCTGACTTGGTATGTCTAGGCGGCATGTTAATAATTAACCGCTTTAATTTACCGTCAGCCACCGCTTGAAGCTTTTCTGCATAGATTTTATGGTGCCTGCCCTCAATGAACTGAGGCCAAACGTGATTAACAAAGCTCATAAAGTTTTTGCTTTTTTCTTCACGCTGATCTAACGTAGAAAGCCGCTCCAACATGGGAGCGACTGTCGCTAACTCTTCCTCAGTTAGATATTCGGCAATGCTGTTAATGTCCTTCATTTGTTATTAGCCCTACGTCTTTTAAGAAGTGCGTCAGACCTTGTGGTTACTGGATTAAGACCTTGTATCATTTCAAAAGTCATAGGAACTTCCTTAGCTCTCATGCTTTTAGTCCCCAATCCTTCAAAAAGTCTATTAAGAATGTCTGTTTGATTTATTTTTGGGTTCAATGCTTCAAGTCGTGACATATCATATACCCCACGGTTATCGACGCCGCCTTCAGCAGAACGAGCATACGTTTCTAGTACATTATTCATATAAGCAGCTTCGGGGCTGATAGTCTTTAAAGCATCTATTTCTTGCTTTGCGTCTTGCATTTTTGCCAAACGCATTTCTAATGATCCAACTTGAGGAAATCCAGCTTTCATTTCTGCTTGCAGATCGTTAATTCTTTTATTTATTCTTTGGCCTTTAGATTGCGACCCACCGCCCGTCATAGCATCACGCAACTTTGTATTTAATGCTCTTTGCTCAGTCGCATGTAAAACTTCGTGCGGGATAAGATTTGCTTGAGGTTCGTTGTAATTAACTATTCGCGTACCATCAGCGGTTTTTTGGGCCATACCACCATGAAGCTCGTCAAAAAGACCACCAAGACCACGACCTTTTTTAAACCCTTCTATAAGATTGCTAATTCTATTTTGTTTTAGATTTTCTAAAGTAACGTTTTGTTGAAAATCAGCTCCCATATTTTTAAACGGACTTTCTATGGTCACATCAGACAATGGTATTTGTGTTCCAAAAGGGGTATTATCAAATTTTTCTGCGTCAAATTCAAATCGATCAGCGTCAAATCTATACTTAACTTCGTTGCCTGTTGTAACCCCTGCTGCGTTCTTTCGAGGATATACAGCAACATTGTATTGCTTCATAACCTCTGGTGCAGACATTCCAGAATCTAAAGCCTGTTGCGCATTGCCAATTGTTGTTTTTGCAAGCATAGACTCATTTGGTTCAAGAGTGGTTTCTTTATAAGGGTCCATAATGCCGCCTGTATTTGGAACAGGCGTACCACTTGTATTTCTTTGAAA